GATGGGTTGGCTCAATCCATTGTCGAAGGAATCGCAAAAGCGCTGGGATTGAGCAAAAAAGATACAACCCCGAAGCCGATGTATCGCGTCACCGTGAACGGCGCGTTTGTTGTAGATACCGCTTACCCGGCCATCATAAAAGAGAAAGTCGAAAAAGCGGTGCTTGATCAAGCCGATGAAATCACAATAAAAAAGCGCGACAAATAAAAAAAAGGAGGGGCTATGCGCCCCTCCTCACACTTCATTCAGCTTATTCAGCCGCATGATCGATACAGCCATAACCAAACTCGATGTTCATTTTTACGATCTCGACGTATGTTTTTGCGTATTCCTTCGAGATTCTTCTTTTCTCCCTTTCTGTTTCCTCGTCAACAACTTGGATTGCATCTGACTGTTTTTGCAATTCGTCCAGTTTTTCGCATAATTGTTGGTATCTTTCAAGTTTTGTCATTATTGTTCTCCTCCCAACGCCTTTTTCAGTGCTTCCTCTTTGGAGGAAGCGTAAACCACAATGTCCGCGCCTGTCTCTTCGATGATGAGAGACTCCGCTTCCTCCTCTGTTTGGATACAGAGTGAGTCAGCGAGGGCTTGTAAACCGGCGTCCACTTCAAACACTTCACGGGTTTTTATCTTCACTGCGTAGATCATATGATGCCTCCAGTTCAAAATGGTAAATCATCTTTTGATAACTCTTTTATCATTTCGCCGTCTAATTTGTTTTCTTCCTTTAACTGATGGATGGTTTCTTCCAACTCATGCAAGATGGATTCCAATAAGTGCAAATCCAACTCTACAAAGTCCTTCACAACCTCATATCTACTTTTGATCGACGCCAAAATTTCGTCCAGCTCGTCAAGGTCAAAACGCCGCCACCGACTGTTAGACCGTTCCAGCGCTTCCGCCTCACTCTTTGCCCATACCGTCACATCACCTCCTGTTTTCTCTAATAACTTACGGTTCCATCCGAACCCCCACGGGCTCGCGTCTATTAGCCATTTTTTCAACTCTTCGGAAACCTCTTCCGCTCGTTGTTCTGCAAGAAAAACAATGTATTTGTTCATTTCGTCTCCTCTCCTCCTCTTTTTAATGGGAGCGGCTCATAAATAAAACGGGATGGGGATGATTGGTATTGGGTTCCCTTCATCATCTTTAGGCCAACAAACTTCGAGTAGTTCTATCTCTTTTGGCTTTTCTTTTAACCTTTTTAGTTCCTCCTCCCTTTTTCTTCTTTCTTCTTCCTCCATCTGTTCTTCTAATTTTTTCGCTCTATCGAATGTGTTCTCTACGACGCGAACAACTTCGCCATACCCTAAATATAATCCAGCGAGCCGGTCTTTATCTGGTTCTTGTTCAGACTCATCTTGTTTTTCTTTGAGTACCTCATATAATTCGTTCAAATCTCTTTTTCTTTTCGCGATCTTCACCCCTTCTTCAAAACCTTCAATATAAGATAAGGCATACTTTTCCCTTTCATCATTATCAAACCAATGGGGGCGCGTGTGAAATTTTTTTTCAAACTCAAACTCTTCCTTAAGTTCTTGTAGCATTTCTTTTCTCAGTTGTTTCCACTGCTTTTTACTGATTTTTTTCATTATTTAACATCTCCTTTTTGATGAAGTTGGTGGGCTTCCGCCCACCATTTTTTAATCAATCGCAGTCAAATGAGTTAAGATATTCTTCGTTGAATCTCAATTCTTTTCTCTTCCATTTGTCCATCTCTCCTTTTATTTGATAGTGTGCGGCCCCGTTAGGAGCCACAAACCTCTTCTGGATATTCGCCTTGAACCAAGTGCTCAAGGCATTCTTTTATTGTTGCTTTCCACACAATGCGGACACTTTCATCGTCGGCGAATAGCGGCGATGGGTAATCCAAGACAAGGCTTTTCTTTCCGTCCTCTTCAATGCAATATAGGCAAAACTCGTTTGTTTCCGCTCCAAAGCGCACTAACGCCTCGAAGTTATTCATTGTCGGTTCGTATTTCTTGCATTCTACCATTTTTTATCTCTCCTTTTATTTGGATGGTGCGGCCCCGTTAGTTAGGAGCCGCACACTCTATTTCAATACGGATACTTTCTGAAGCACACGTGTTTGAAAATACTTTTCTTTACCACACTACCATCTGGTAGCGCTTGGTCTACTGACTCCCGGCGAGTAGTGGCTAAAATAGCCACGCGCCCGTTCTTTTCGCACCACTTAGCCAGCAAAACACATGTTGCTGGTTCGCCCTGGAACCAAGCCAGATCCCCAGGGGATGTGGTTTCTTCCAGCCAATCCAAAACAGGCTGAATGTGTTCCATCGGATATTCTCCCTCAGGAGGGATTTGGGAAAAACGGGATTGAATATCTTGCGGAGGGAAATGGATAGAACCAACTCCCCATTTTTCGCGAAGCTCTTGCTCTTGTTCTGGATTCACCTTGTGAGATAACAAGATTGCGCATTTTTTCATAATCGATCACTCCTATAAGTTTTTTTGATATAATCAACTGAACTGATTTTTTTTCAAACCACCGCTCCCGGTTGCCGCCGGGAGCTTTTTTACTCTTTTTCTTTCCGCCAGAATCCTTGGGAACCGTGCTTGTACCCCAATTTACAAGCGCCTATAATCACCGCCGCTACCACGATCCCCCAAAACATTGGTTCTAGAACAAAAAGGATTTCATTTACTCCCATGCAAACCCCTCCTTTTCCTCATCCTCCTTAAGGTTTCATGATAAACCAGTCTTCCGGCTCACCTTCCGTCAAATCCAACAGGATGTCACCGGTAGACGTCCCGTTGATCTCATCCAAGACCCTCGTCAAAAACCTTATCTCCTCTAAGTCCCGATCATCCTTAAGTTCTGATCTACTGACCAGAAGCTGTATCCGTAACTCGATCACTTTTTTAAGCATCGTCCGGCTCCTCCCCCCAACGGCCACAAGTACGTCCGTTAAAAACTTTTATATACAGACCAGAGTCGCTGTCGCAGAACCAACCTGTCAGCCCTTCTCCGAAGAAAGTACCTTCGATCTCTTCCCACCCTTCCTCAACCTCAAACCCTGGTTCCTCTAAGAACCACTCCCCACAGCCTTCCTGGCCGACTAGAACCATTTCCTTAGTTTTAGTCATCTCAATCTTTCCTTTCTCCTTTGGATTTGGTTGACACCGTGAAATGACCCACGTCTTTCCTATTTTTTTTGATTGGATTTTGCCCTCAGCACACATGTTCTTTATCGTGCCAGGGGCATAACCCCATTTTTCCGCCGCCTCTTCAACTCCCATTACTTTGTCCAGTGGATTACATCTCTTTTTACTCATGGCGGTATTTTTTTCACCTCCTCGTGTGCGTCACCGCACTTCCTGATATCATAATACAATGTGCGATGACGCATGTCAACCTCTTTTTTCAGAAAAAACATACAAAACAAAAAGCCAACGAGCGCATGGGCTTCGCTGGCTTTTTGTTGCAATTTATCCGATTTTAGGAGAAAATCTACTCAATACCTTCTTCTTTTTTCACATCAGCAACGTGTTTCCAAAGAGCGTCAATCGTAAATTCCTGAAAAAAACCGGAATTTTTGTTGATTGGGGCTCCAATCTTCCGGCCGATCTTCTCAATCTCTTTGCGCAGCTCCTTTGGGATACGCACGTTATGTGGAACATGGGTTTTGTACTTGGGTTCCTTTTTGTACTTTTCCCCGTATTTGCCTGTGCTTTTTGCCTCTTGATTTACCTCTTGTTTGGGGTCATCGCCAGGTTGTTCATCCTGGGGCAGATGATCCTCTTTTTCTTGTTCTTGGTCTTGGTCAGGAGCAAACAGTGCAAACGGATCATCATAGTCTCGTCCCATGATCTAACATCTCCTTCAGCAGATTGAAGTAAATTTTGGAATGGTCGCTTTTTGGATCAGCCAAAACATGAGGCATCCCAAATTTGGCGATTGAATCGGCAAATCTGATTGTGTTGGGTATACGTGTGTTCAACAGACGAATACCGTTCCGCTTACAAAAGATATCAGCCTGCAATAAGTAGTTGGAATGTAGCTTTGTAGATGGTTTCATCATATTGGCGATGACACCATCTACTTTTGCATGTGCGCCAAGTCTCTTTTTAGCCTGATTAACAATGTCCAATACTGCCACGATCCCTTTAACCGCAAACTTTTCTGGTACAAAAGGGATGTACAGATAGTCAGCAGAGTTGATGATGTTTAGGCCGACCGTTTTGAGTTCTGGGGGAGAGTCGAAAAAAACAAAGTCATATTCACCCTTCACTTGATTTACGATCTTTTTGAAAAACTCCAAAGGATTACGCCCGCGCAAATTGGGTAAAACGTCCAACTCAAAGTAGTTTAAGTCTTGATTCCCAGGCAACAAGTCGAGATTTGGTTTCAGATTGACTATCGCATCTTTAGCCGGCAAATCCTTCACCACACAATCATACAAGGTGTTTTCAAATTTGTTGGGGTCTTTGTTGAACGCAACAGCACTGTTTCCTTGTGCGTCTCCGTCGATAATCAAAACCTTTTTGTCGGGATAAGCTAAGTGCAGCGCTGAAACAGACTCAACAACAATTGTTGTTTTACCAACCCCTCCTTTGTTAGCTATAAACGCCAGTACTTCCCCCAATAGCTTGTACCTCCCTTTATATGGTAGATGCACTGACATTTTACCACATGTCAAAAAACCAATGAACAATCTAAGCACTGATCAAGTTTAAACAGATATAATGATGCCTTTATTACTTGACGTATTATTCCGTACATTAAAACCACTAAGAAATCATTCAATGAAGGTTACTAAACAAGCGTCCTTAATGCCAACTAGAAATGGTGTAATATTTTATATTCGATATCCAATCAATATTCATTAATTAAAAGTAACATTAAACGAATGGAGATAGGTTACAGACAACCATTTATTAAATCATACAATACACGTTTCAAACATCGGTACAAATGTAATTATCATACTTGCTAGCAAGTATGAAGGTTGCTAGCAAGTTTTGTTGTTTGCCTTAAAACATATTTGATAAAAAACATTGTTGGCATCCAAACATGATGTATGGTATGATAATACAGAATAAACAAACAACTTAATATGCTAAGGAGGTTGGTCGCTTTGGAACGTTCGATGTTAATAAAAGCGCTTCAACACTTGGCGCTAAGCGATGAAGTAGCAAGGTTGACTGGCTACCCTCAAGACTACATTCCAACGTACATGGAAAGGGGGAAGATTCCAAAGTCGATAGGCAGGTTGGGGCGACATCACGTATGGGATCGGGGAGAGCTGGTGAAGTGGGTGAAAGAAAACCCACCCACGCTAAACAAACGCGTTTCTAAAAAATGAAAAGCCCTGGGCGATCTCTCACATCACCCAAGGCGCACAACACCATGAAGGAGTTGATTGAAACGATGAAATGGTATCACGAATGGCAACAAAACGCAAGAAACCGATACCTCGAAGGATACTATCCTGGACACCAAAGAGTTCCCAATGTCATTGTTCTCAGCCTGTATGGGATCGGGTATTTCATTGCTGATTTCATCCCGTTGGTCCTCAATTTGATTGACGGAGTTTACTGGACCATTAAACGGTTGGTAGGGTTTATTGTTGGCATTCTAGTCGAAGCCAGCATATTTGTTGTTCTTGCTGGCTCAGTAGTTTTTTCTGTCACCCATTCCATCGGAGAGTTACGGAAGGTCGGTGCAACGGAAGGGTTGGAATACGTCGGCGTGTTAATGTTTGAGGTTATCTTCATCGGATCAGCAGCTACTCTTACTGGTTTCTTAATGAAGAAAAAAATACCGCGTGGCTTCATCGAGTGGTTGGGTCTGGGTTTCACCGTTATCGGATTCTTCGTGGGACTCGCCTTTGTTTGGTGGGCGAACTCCAATGGAATGGCACAAACAGTTGAAGGTCAAATGATTGCCAGGGCGGTTCCGACTCTGGTGCTCATTTGTGAAGGGATTCTTGCCTATAAGTTCGTGGTCGAAAATAAAGAAGAAGCGACTTTTACTGAAATCATCCGGCGAAATCAGTTATCAATTGAAGAGGTGAAAACGGTCATCGAACAATATATACAGAAGAAGCGAGAAGGGGTTCTTTCAGAAGAAACCAACGACCAAAATGGTAGCGACCAATCGAAAAAAATAGTCGAGTCTGTGGTTGAAAATGATCACCAAAATGGCACTGAAAATGGTACCGGAAAAACGGAAAAAATGGTTGATGAAGTGGTTGAAAAAACGGGCCAAACCACTGACCAAATTGATATCAAAAATGGTCATGAATTTGGTGAACAAATGGTTAGTGAATTGGTTGAAAATCCGGTTCAAAATGGTACAGAAATTGGTGTAGAAAATGGTCACGAATTGGTTGGCGATACAATCCAAAATGGAGACCAAAAGGACACCAAAACTGACCATGAAAACGGTGCTGATTTGGACAAAGAATTGGTCGAAAATATGGTTGACAAACAGACCAATAGAAATGACGAAATGCCAGATATGTCAACGATTAAAGAAAATCAAGTTGAACCGAAAATTGAACCAAAATCTTATCCAAAAACAAACCAAAACGTTGGCGAAAAAATGGTCGAAGAAGTGGTTGAGAACTTGGCAGAAAACAAATCCAAAAAGAGTACGGAAGTTGACCAAGAAATTGAACCAAAACTTAACCAAGAAATAAACCAAAATGATAACCAGAATGGTTCTCAATATGACACCAAAAATGGTAACCAAACAACTATTGAAACGGACAAAGAAACGGTACCACTTGAAGACCAAAAAACAAGCCAATCAGAGGACAAAAATGATACCAGAAAAAAGAACAAGTTGGTCGAAGGGATGGCTGATAAACAAACCAAAAAGAGTACAGAACAGGAACCGATAATCACGGCAGACGCAGATCCAAAAGTGATCCAAAAAGTGAGAAGAAGAGTCAATAGATGGGTTAAGAAAGAGTACTTCGGCAAGAAACCACCAGGGCGTACAAAAATCAGTAATGAGTTTGATGTTGATGACAAACTGGCACGACAGTTTGCTGCTGAACTGAAAGAAAAGTACAAAGACAAAGTATCATGAAAGTCCCAGGATCGACTGGGCTTATAGATGGATTGTTGCGAAGAGTGCGCATGAAAAAACGAAAAAAGCCCCGGGATCTCCGGGGCGTCTGACAATCTATTAAATGTAATTGCCGTTTGTCGGAAACGGTGATAGAATTGGTCTCAAACAAAAGCAAAAGAAAAGATGCGTTCCCTGCCGTCGCCAAACTTTAGGGAGGACGCACCTTCTCATCCGCAAATTCAACTTCATCCCTATTGTACTGATGGTGAATATAAAAATCAACCATGTTTTTTTAGCGTACAATCGGGGAAAATTGCGAATTTTGTAAGTAAAGCGGAATGACTGGTGCAATATCCTCCCAAACGCAGGAGCGCGAAATGGGGAGGATATTTTTATGAGCATTGCTGACCAAAGAGGAAGAGTAATGAAACGGAAAAACCCGTTCATCATGATTGATCGGAAGCCGGTTGAAGATCCGCGGTTGTCGTGGAAAGCGACCGGTCTCATGACCTACTTCGTTGGGAAGCCGGATGGCTGGGAGTTCCAGATGAGCCACATCATCTCCAGCAAAACAGACGGGGAAAAGTCGGTGCGGTCTGGGATCAATGAACTCAAAGAAGCGGGGTACATCGTCCGCGTGGCCTTCCGGCAAGGCGGTAAAGTAAAGGACTATGAATTCTTTGTTTATGAGGAACCGGTGAAGTACCCGACAACAAAGGATCTCCACATCGATCTGGATCTATGGGAAAAGTATGAGCAAGAACACCAGGATGATGAGTTAATAGATATCACTGTCGCCGCAAAAGAAATCAAGGGAATGAAAAAGCAGGTTTCCCAAAACAGGCAACCAGAGAAAAATCAAGGGGTTGAGCAGGTTTCCCAAAATGGCAAACCAGAGGATTCTCAAGGCTCCGAGCAGGTTTCCGGTTTTCAGCATCCTGAAAACCAGCATCCTGGTTTCGCAGGACTATCAATAAGTACTTTATCTATATCTAATCAAACTAAGAATTATGATGATGATGCCCAGTATCTCCAATTAAGAATCTTGTTCATAAACAATGGCGGTCAGGATATAAAGAAACACGATAAGCATTACCAAAAGTATCAAGAAGCATTGGCTGCGATTGGTTCTTTTGACAAGATGAAAAAGTTAGCGGAGAAGTACATAAACAGCGGATACCATGATGCGCCACAGATTGTTTGGTTCATCTCTGATGGATGGAGAAACTTCAATGCTCCCAAGGTCAAAAAAATGATTAGACAGGATCGTTCCGATCTCCCCAAATCGCTACAAGAGGGGCAAGAGCCTGGCGAGACGAACGAGTTGCCACTATCAGAGGAAGAGCTGGCCAAAAAGCAAGCAGCAATCAAAGAGACGTTGCGGAGGATGAACGAGCGATTGCTTGCTAAGTAAAAGACGCGAAATTTTCGTCTGTAGCGACAAAAATGGTCGTTTTGATATAAGTATACCCCCTCGCCATTTTCGTCGCTTATACAGCCTCTGGTTAGCTCTCAGGGGTATCTAGTGATGTGTGTAGGAGGGTAGACTTTGTTCGCGGGAAATCCAGGGGTGTAGAATTCGCGTAAAATCCTTATACTGGAAGTAGGAGGGATGTGCGATGATCAAACGCGTGAGCCGTAAGGCAATACGCAATGTACAAACCGGACGTGCAGAGGCGCTGAGGCGGAAATTGTCTCAGCGAAAATATATTTCACCGCAATCAACTCGGAAACCAGATGCTCATATTATCCCGAAAGAAGACTGGTTTGCGGGCGATGATATATATGCGAAACTTTTATCAAGGTGACATCTGGTTGACACGTGTGGCATTTGAAGATAGAGGGATGTGGGTATATAAGGCGCGCCCCGTGATCATCGTCGGGAATCGGGCGACGATGGATCAAGATATCATCATTGTCCCTTGTACGTCCCAAGCTGCACGCAATGACTATGATGTGCTACTGTTGGAGTGGTCCATATACGGACTACCGGTACCGACAGTCGCACGTATCGCAAAAGTACAGAATGTTCACAAGAGACACTTTATCCGCTGGATTGATGGCCTTCGATCAAAGGATTGGAGCCGTATTAAAAGAAAATTGGATAAGCTATTTTGAGTGATCGGCTGGCCAGTGGCCGGCTTTTTTTTGTGAAAAAACAAAAACAGCGGCAATAACCGCTGTCAATCGAGGGAGTTAGAAAGATACCCGCTGATGCAAATATCTTCTCCAAAGCGTTGGATGGTGACATCTTTCAATGGAACAGCTAATCCCATTCGTTCAAATCCCTGACCTGAAATTGGAGTAATACTTTCCTTGCCACCAAGTAATTTGGGTGCAATGAAGGTAACTACTTTCTGAACCAGTCCTGCCTCCAACATCGACCAGTTGAGTTGCCCGCCACCCTCAAGCAAAACAGATGAAATTCCGTTTTCGCCTAAATACTTCATTGCTTTTTTAAGATCAACATGAGGACCGCTACCTGTTCGTATCACTTTCACTCCGTACTCCAAGAGTTGTTTTTCCTTCTCTGTGTCTGCTCTATCGGCGCAAAATACCCAGGTCGGAACTTCTTTTGCCGTTGTCACCAACGGCGTATCTATTGGAATACGTAACAGACTGTCAGCTACAATGCGGGTTGGACTTTTCCCACCGCCTTCTGGCAAGCGGGTTGTTAAACTGGGTCGATCCTTTAAAACTGTTCCGATCCCAACCATGATACCATCCATCCAATTACGCATGCGGTGAACATTTTCTCTCGAAAGTTCATTTGTCACCCACTTACTATCACCAGTTGAGGTGGCAATCTTGCCATCCAGTGTCATCGCTGTCTTCAAAGTAACAAATGGCATTTGTGTTCGCTTGTGATATTCCAAAGCGATTTGTTGATCACGTTCCATCTGTAAGTCCTCCCTTTTTACAAAGTGAATCGATAAACAAACTTATACATATCCGTCCGGCTGGTAAGCAGGCAATACTCTACCAGCTTACTGGATGCATCAAAAGTTCTCCTTATGATTCGCGCGACAGGAACCCCCTCAGGCATGTTTAATAATTCAACTTCTTCTTTTGAAGGTCTGTCCACGGCTATGGTTTCTTCACAAGAGATCGGCTTTCTCCCAAACGACTCTAGAGTTTTATACAGGCTGAGCGTAGGGTTCTGTTTCACTCCTTCCAAAATTTTCGATAACTCCTCAAGTGGTAAAGAGTCAGGTAAATAGGATGTGGATATGGTGATTGGCACATTATCCCTCAGTTGTAGTACTTGATATAGCAATACTGGTGATTGCAATTCCCTGCGTACTTCTTCTGGTGCATCTTCTAAAGTGTTGAGCAACCGGAGATCAATATATTTTTTAGTAGCTTTGTTGCTATGATCTCTTCCGAACCCACGGCGGGTTGATTGGAACTCCCCACCCAGAAGCCAATCAGCAGAGACCCCAAAAAAATTAGCAAGCTCTTTGAGAGTCTCTATGTTAGGCTCATAGACCCCTTTTTCCCACTTAGAGATAGTTGTGTTGTCTATGCCTAAGTGCTTTGCCAAATCTGCTTGGGTTAGCTTTTTTCGTTTCCTAAGGCTTTTTAGCCTTGCTGAAAAATCCATGTTAACCCCCATTTTCTTCACAAATTATTCAAGTACATCTTATTACAAATTTGATTATAGTTCAAATTTTTAGTTGACGTTTGATTAAACATCAAATATCATTGAATTAACAACTTGAGTAAACATCAAATTTCAGGAAGGAGGTTGAGCTCTTGAATTTAAAGGAGTTATCCAGATATAGAATTCAAAAAAAAGTGACTTTACTGGAAATGGCCAATGAACTTGGTTTAAAAACAGCCGGTGGCTATTCCAGAATTGAATCTGGAGAAGTTCGGATGAAAGTCGATCAACTTCCCGCCATAGCAAGAGTTCTTGAGCTGGATATTTACAAGTTAATCAAGATTCTTTTTGGAGTCGAAGTTGATCTTTGCTCAACTTGCCGAAGTTCAAAGCAGAAAGAGCCTACCGCGCAGGCCTGGACAGCTCAGCGGTAAGCTCTCATCTCAGAACCAGCGAAATACTGGCTGGTTCCCATGATACCACAGGAGGGGTAACGATGGGAAAAACATATCGTGTGGGCACTTGGAAAGTGACTGGACATGTTAATTTTGCCGAGAAACCGGATGTTCGCAAGTCGGTGGCCGTTCTCCGGTGCCTGTCGGGGGTGATCAACCTGAAAGAAGTCATGGTTGCATACCCGCAATTGGGGATTGACCTGAACGGCAAACCGGTCACGGAGCTGGAGAAACAATGATCAAGACAGCAAGTCTACTGTTGTTTCTCGCTGTCTTTGTCGCGCCGCTCGTTACGATCACAAGTCTGGCTTGTGAGTCGGTTTCAAATTGGATCAAAAGGAGTGTGGAAAGATGGATGCCTTGGTTGCGAAAATGATCTACCTAAGCCTGACAGTAGTCCTGATTGCGGCTATCTGGAAAAGCGTCAGCGCGTATCTGTCAGGAAAAGAAGTCAAAAAAGAAGTAAAAGCATTTCTAATAGTTTGTTTCTTTTTGGGAGCAGCACCGGGACTTACTAAAATCGCGTCTAATCTTGGAGAATCAATAGTGTCTCCGGTTGACGCTGTTGTGAAAATGGTTTCTGGCGAAATTACCAAAAGCGTGGGGAACTAACAATGGACATATTGACTTCAATGTTTTATATGTCCATCACGTTGTTAGTAGAGTGTCAGGTGTTTACGTTCATCCTCATCGGAGTGATTGTGCGCCATTCGATCAAACAAGATTGGCGCGGTCTCAACAAAACGATCTTGAGCTATATGCTGGCGATTGCGCTGGTGATCGGCCTGCCATACGGATATATAAAACTTTCCCATCCAGTGCAAGGAGCTGAAAAAAAGGTATTGGAGGAGGTAGAAAAGTGGATATCATAATGCCGTTTGTGGTTGGCTTAGTGGCTATTGGTATCATTTGGGTCACAGCCACGGTGTTAGACAAAAAACGCCTTACCCAAAAAGAGAAGATCGAAGTGGACGAGGACTTATACAAAGAGGACTGATATAGTCCTCTTTTTTCTAAGGAGGAGGCAGAACAATGGCGAGAATGATTACGTTCAAGTTTTTTGTACGAAAGGTTGGCGGTCAACCAGCTACAATCACCAAGACAGTTGAGATTCAGGACGACATTTATAAAACATTTGGCGACGCAAAGAAGGAAGTTGAAGAGGAAGGGTACCGAGTCACTGGGTGGCATCAACTCTATTGAAAAGCGAAACGGGGTTGCCCCCCGTCCGAGCAGTGTGGCGGCTGCTCGCTGATGAGCTAGCCAATTAAAGGAGGGATGAATGGTGAGAGTACGTTATTTTCCGTCAAATTGCTTCCGGATCGTGCCGATCCAAGATCGGGAGAAGACACAAAAGGATAAGCAAGAATGGCTGAGAATCATCACTGAGCTGGCCAACTTGAACCAGAAATTTATCGAGAAGGGAGCTGGTAGAAAGGTCGTCAATTCGACCGGCGAGCAAGAATACCGAGACGTTCCGCAGTTCAGCCTGAAACTTGTGAACAAGCGTGACGGCAAGATCCACGCTTATGTCAATCTGCCAAAAGATAAGGATCAGCTTCTAAAATACCGATTAGAGAAGGCATTTGAACAAGACATTGGCGATTTTCGCATGGAGGAAGACCATCTGGAGTTACATGACACGAATTTATATACGTTCGCTATCAAAGGCTATCACCATTTGGCCGTTGATCTGGACGGATCAACCAAATTCAAAAACCTATTTCGATCGGTTGGAAAAGATCAGCTCATGTACAGCCTCACAGTGAAAGAGATCGAAGACCAGCAAGCAAAACGGGATGAGCTGGTAGATGCTCGCTTAGGGTTGACGACAACCAAAGCAAAGGTGTGGCATTATACCAAAATCGGTGCAAAGTCTGCCGCAAAGGCAATATATGACTTTTGGTATGACGGCGAAGAGAAGATCAAAGAAAAGCATCGGGTAGCACTTCAGCAGATCAAGAAGCTGTTGCCAAAGAAAGAAAATAAGCAGCCATATACAGATCGCAAATTATCTTCCGAGAAGAACCGGTTCATGTTGGTGGAAGCCTTGTTCCTCTTATGGACGGACAGTGAGGATAAAGCGAAACGATTTGAAACGGAATTGCAGAAACTGGTGACGGAGCTCCAAGGTGAGAACCGGCTGGAAGTTGTCAAAGTGAAGCCGGACCTATCCAAAGTGGCGAAAGGGCGAATTCACTACAATTTGCCGACATTGTGTTTTTACCAGGCGGAACTGAGTAAGTTCCTGTTGTTGCCGGATGTTGAGGATGAGTTTTTTTACTCTGAGACCTTGCAAAAATCTAAACCACCTGAGGCTATGTATACTAACAGGATTGGAGATATTGCATTTGCAAGAGATATGGTTACCAATGAGATCGTTTCAATTCCGTTCTCTCCAAGTGGTCCAGCGCATATAAGAAAACAGGCATTAGATGATTATTCGACGCCGGTTATTAGTCCTGGTCAAATGGGAGCAGGGAAAACAGTTCAGATTGTTAATCAGGTGATTGAAACGTTTTGTGTAAAAGCGAAGGATCAGAAAGAGTGGAGAAAGAAAGCGCGTTCAGCCGTGGTGTTTGATGTAGCTGACGGCAAAATGATTTCTTCTATCCTAAACCTCATTCCGAACTGGCTCATGGACCGTGTTAAGATTCTCAATCACTTTGATACAAATCGGCCTATACCCGTTAGCTGGCACGATGTATTGAGGTTAAGCAGACAACAAGGGCATGAAGGTGCTGAATTTATCATCGCCCAAACTGAAACAGAGCTTTTGTTGGATAGCCTTGAGGATAGATCCAGTACCATTGCCATTGATCGTTACTATAAAAATGCTTTACAAGCGAGTTACACAGTAGGGAAAGGGACTATGTTGGACGCATTACGTATTATTACCGATGAAAAATACCGAGCGGAGGTTATTCAACAACTTGAGGAAAAACACCCGGTTTTACGGTTCAATCTCATTAAAGATGATCGAAGACTAAAGGACGAAAAGAGCCTTGTACACGAGACAATTGATAACCATCTTTTGCAGATAATGAACAACACCCCATGGTTTGATTGTATTTCCCAACCGGTTCATGAAGAAATTGATTTCTGGCGTTGGATGAACGGAGATGAGGATGGAGCCTATTTAGTGTTGGTGTATATCCCCAAAAAATTAGGTAAACATTTGCGGAAATTCTTGTTTGCCCATTACTTTTTAAAAACATGGCGAATGATGGAGTTAAGGGAAATCATCCCTGAAGAAAAGCGGCGTGAATGCCTTGTGATTGTTGACGAGTTACATCAAATTATCGATCAAGAAGCAGTAAAGAAAATGTTTGGCGACATTTTTAAGGAACCGAGGAAATATCGAGTACGGTATTTTTTCACCTTTCACGGTTGGTCGTCGCTTGAAAAGGCTGGAAAGAAAAAAACGGAGATTATCCAATCGATGAAGGATAGTGGTTGCAACTTGATTATGTTGAAGGGCGGAAAGGACACTTTTGAGGATATTAAAGAGATGCTTGATCCTTACGATGTTAAGGATTTTCTTTCCCTGAGTTCTATGCAATACTGTGCTATTTTCAAAATTGCTTATGGAAAGAAAAGTCATGTGTTCATGGCCAGAATGTTGGAACCGCCAGATCAGCGCTTACCCACTTATCGGACTGTCGATTTGACCAAGTATCAAAACACAGTGTTTGGCCGTCCTAAAGAAGAGGTGCGTAAGAGCATCAAATCTGATCTGGAATTAATGTTAGCAATCACTCAGTCGAAAGACAGAAAGGAAAAGAAAAAAGAGCCAGTCGAGCTTACATTTTAAGGAGTGAAAATGATGGTTATTGAAACGCTTAGTAATGAAGAGCTTGAAACCCAAGAGAAACTGATGTTGGTTGTTTACTATTTGGGGATGGCAGATCGACATCAATTGTCAAAGCTACTTAATCTGTCTGTCTACACGATCGACCAGGCTATTTCCAAGTTGAACAAAAAGAACAAGGAAGAGAAACATTTCATTTCACTATCAGCCCCGTTTAATCGGGGCCCCAAGATGTATCAACTTGGGCCTGCCGGTTGGGATTGGGTGATGGGTTGGTTGGAAGAAGACAGAAAGTATTACGAACGAAGTGATGCACAGAAGCGGCATTATCGCGGGATGACAGATATTTTAGTTAGACTCCTAGCTGCCATGGGAAGAGAGGAAGCGTTTAACAATTTGAGATTCTATAACACCAATGATGCAACAGAGCTTTTTCTTTATCCATGGCAAGTCGCTTACGGAGAAGAGTGGGAAGATCGGAAGTTCCGTCAAGAGAAATGTAAAGGGATGCCCAAACCTGACTTTTTTATTGAGAATGGCAAGGAAGGCTGGTGGGGAGAGTTTGACACCAGAAGCGAGGGGCCGAACAGGATAAAAGGAAAGGTGCGACAATACTACCGGGCGTTTAACCAGTTGGGGGAGCGTTCGAGATCCCGAAAACCGATTGTGTGGGTAACAACATCGGACAGTCGGGTGAGGGACATGAAGTCATGGCTTGAGGACATCAAGAAAGAACCGGAGTTTCAGGACATGAAAAATCCTCCACCTGACATGTTTTTCTTTGTAGAAGGGGAAGAGACACGCTTTTTTTTAGGTCAAAAATATGATGCATGTTCCTCTACAAGTCCCCTTACAAAAGCTACTACATGTTCCCTTAAACATTCTTATGCATAGCGTAGGAATCGCAAAACGCGTGCAGGTAAAGGGCAAAAGCTAGATTTTTGATGGCGACTAATTCATAGATTACCTTTGTTTTTTGTTTTTCATCTTTTCATTAAATAATTGGGGGCGCGATTTGCATGATGACAAGTGCAATTGACACGAGCATAAAATGGGCGTGCCTGACGCTCGTTGGTACTACGTGCGTGGTGTTGGTTTACTTGGTAATTGTTCTGGCCAGCATCATCAGAGGGGATCGGCACATGAAATCGGTTCTTAATATTGGATCAGAGGAGTATGTCTTCGAGAGCAAGCAGGGAAAAGAATTTCGGTTCAAGCACCACAAATTGTTTTGGATCAGCGTGGGAGCTGCCTATGCCGCGGCGGTTACTTTGATGTTTTGGTATATCATCTTGATCCCGATTGTCTTAGCCTTAGTTGGCAAAGCGTTTGCAAAATTAGGTTTCAAAAAAGCCTGAGCCATTGCGGTTTAGGCTTTTTTCGTTTTTGAGGTGACTATATTCAAAACTGTATGAAAAATTGGTATGATAGGCACGGAGGTGAGCTAATGAGAATCAATGTAACCTTTCAAGAATCATCACAGGCACGTGAGAATGCCTTTTGGCTGGCCATCCTTACATATGTGGAACCGTTCGTTTTGTGGTTTGGCATCTACAAGATGTACTCATTGCAAATCGCCGACTTTGCTTCAGTCGCGTTGCTAACAACATTGCTGATTTTCCGTTTCATGTACACTGCCAGGACATTTACATATCCGCTGGTGTGGGGCGTATTTTTATATGCGTTTACGGATGGTCAGCTCTTACCCTGGTGGATTGATGTCTTGGGGATCGCGTTGGTTGTGGGCGGGCGCTTCTGGATGCTATTTTGCCGAGGGAGATGAGCTTTATATCATTGGAAATTGTTGCTATACTGGGAGAGAAGGAGGCTGACCGATGGAAGAAATCCTGAATCAAATCCTTACCAAGCTGAATGACATGGAAGAAGAGAACCGATTGTTTCGTCAAGAGGTAGCCGAACGTTTCAACAAAATAGATCAACGCTTCGACCGTATTGAGACGGAGCTGGAAGATGTGAAGCGTGTGGTGCGTTTGTCAGCGGAGGATATTTTGGAGAATCAAGTTGAGTTTTCAGAGAAAAGCGACCTTCTTGATCAGCGTATCCGTTTGTTGGAGGAACGTCAGAACTACACTGATAAGCGCGTGCGCAAACTTGAAAAAAAAGCGAACGAACAATAAGAAGCCAGCCCATCGCCATGATGTGGTTGGCTTAGTCTTAGAGGAGGGATAGTATTGTCACAACAAACTTTGGAACAAAAGATAGCGCTAATCAGGGATGACTTGGCGCGCTACCAAAACGGAGAGTTGACAAAGTTGGAAAAGCGGCTTGTTGCAGCGCTCAAGCGGCAGTTGAAGCAGTTGGAGGAGAAAAAGTAAAAGCCAGCCCATCGGATGTGATGTAGCTGGCTTTTTTGTTTAACAACAATCTGGTTCCGACGCATCCACTGTAGTCGGAGCGGAAGTAATCGAGTGAATAGGCATCATGATTGAAAGTACGATAATGAGTGATAGGATGATCTTTTTCATAATATCCCCCTTATTTTTGCGCCTCTAGCCCAAGCCGATAGTACAGATGTTGATACTTTAAAAATTGTGTTTGGTCAGTGAACTCATAGCATTGGGCCAACAACAAACATATCTCTTGCTCTTTCTTTTTCAATCCCTGAGCGGCAGAAAGTTTCAACGCTTCCTTTAAAGGATTCACGGCTTGACCAAGTTGATCCTGATCGATACAAAGTCGTGCATATGCTTCTAACGCATGCACATATCGATGGCTTTCATATTTGATATTCAAAGCCATGGCCAAGTATCTTTTTGCCTCGTCAAATTCTCGCTTTCGGCGATGCAGATCACCTAGGTAGGTATAACCAGTCAAAAGAAGCGGGGACTTTTCAGGAAGTTTCGTTTGTAGCTTGAGCGCACGTTTGTACATACTGATGGCGTCATCAAACTCACCTTGTTGCTCAAAGATATTGGCCTTTACAATCCTCAGTTCAAAAACACGGTCGTAAAGACTGTTATCGACTGCAATCTTCTCCCCTAAACGGATATATTCCAAAGCTTCTTTGTATTGGCGATTTTCTTTTTTTACACGGGCTTGCTGCTCGTATATATTTGCTTGTCTCCATGCTTTTGTTATCTGAGAGATGTTTTCGATGAGATAAGATAAGATATCCTCAGCTTCCCTGATTCGATCCAACTTTTCTAAGTATGATGCCTTATTCATAAGGGAAAGGAAATAGACATCCATGCGCTCGCCTTCCAGATCAAACAAATCAACAGCCTTGACGATTTCGTCATATGCAGATTTTAAACCCTTTGTCTTGTAATAAATATTGCTGAGAATATTGCGCGCGCAGCTAATGATATTCATCGCGTTCGATTCGTGCTTTTCCGCTACACTAATCGCGTTAAGTGCTTCTTTTTCAGACTGGTCATAGTATTGAGGACCGGCATAAAAATAAGCTTTGGCCTTGAGATAACAGAGGACTTGGGCATAGAGATGATCGGTATCAATATTTTGTTTAATCTCTTCTAATTCCAATATGCTTTGCTCCAAATCAATCTTCGTTTCAATATCGGACTCTATTTCTTCAAGCTTTTGACGAAGCTTGTTCAAGTCCTCATAGCCAAGAATTTGGGCGACTTCTTCTAATTGGTATCCAAACTGCCGACACAACAGACGCAGTTTTTCTTCCTTTAAAAAAGATTTCAGGCCAAAGATTCTTCTGATCGTGCTTGGAGAAAGACCTTCACAGGCCAGCTCCTCCACCTTCAAATTCCGCGTTTTCCTTTGCCGCTCTAGGTATTGGACAACCTCCCGATATTTTGATTGTGTCATTCCTCAGTCAACCTTCTCTCTTATGATATCGAAAAAATGCGGACAAATTCTTCAACGGAAAAACTGTCACAATATGATTTTTTGACCGAAATTCGCTGTCAATTTTCACTTGAGAACTTTCTTTTACCCGTATTATTCGTGACTAGAACATGATTTAAAGCTGTTTTCGGTGATTTTTGACTGCGATTTTTCACCAAAATCGGCGAATTTTAATTTCATTGAAGAAAATCGAATGTAATTTTTGGAAAATAAATTTGATCACATAGTATTTTGGTGGTTAAAATATGGATAGTGATTGCAAATGCAAGAAAATTGGGAAATGATACGAAAGGGTTTTATGTAAAGTTTTGTATCAGAATGTATGTTCGATTGTATGCTATAATAAAAAAGCCCCGAGGTGATGCAGCACATGGAATATGCGAAAAAACGCCGCACGCGCAACAACACCGTAGGCTTTAGAACTGAGCAAGAACGATTTCATTATTTGATTGGTTTGATTATCGACGGAAACGAGACTTGTCTGAATGAAATAAATATAAATGATTCCGTAAAAGAAAGAGTCCTGGCCCTCGCTTTGGGAAACGAAAACCAGGGTTACAAACTGCCTGCACAATCCTCGCCGTTGCCGTTGTCATCCGGTAGAATGCCTTCTTCTCGCAAGTAGCCTTCAATAAGATCGGTGATGATTTTTAATCGTTCTTTGGGAATGTATTTCGCCTCGCCCGTTTTTGGATCGATTACATAGGGGCGTTTTTTAATCTCTTCGAGCAGATCCACAAGGTCTGCTTTCTTTGTGTTTTTGTCGCTTGTTTGGCTTTCGTCACCTCCTAATAAGTAGTCTATGCTAACCCCATAATAGTCGGCTATTTTTTGTAGCATTTCTGTATCAGGTTCATTTCTCCCGTTTTCATAATGAGAATATCGAGCGCGAGTAATCCCAAGTGTTTTCGCTACTTCGGATTGAGTACGTTTCCCTCTAAGCTGTCTTAAACGATTGCCGAGCATTCAAATGCCCTCCTATATCCGGTCTCAATAACAGTTTGTGTTTCTAAGCCCTATTATATGCTAACTTTTGTATCATGTGAAATCGTTTATCAATTGTAGAGGGGGTTCAATTTTATTTGATACGAAAAATAACTGTTGACGGATACAAAATGTATCCGTATAATAAAAAGTGTGAGGGATACGTTTTGTATCCGAACGAAGGAGGTGAGAACATGCGAATCCGCTTACGCTTAAAGGAAGAACGCAAAAAACGAAAGCTTACACAAAAAGAACTAGCTCAAAAACTTGGCATTTCTGAGGTTTGGGTGAAGAAAATCGAGAATGGGGTTAATGATCCGGGAAGGAAACTTATGTTTAAGTTTGAGGAATTCTTCGGTGTTAGTCACCGTGAGCTGTTCCCGGATCTCTCTCAGCAAAACGGTGATACTTTTTGTATCAAGAAAACTGGATAGAATTTTTCCTTATTGAAAGGAGGTGAAACCGATGCGCAATCGAGTAGCGGGCGTTGTGGATCGCGGAGTGTTAAAATTCGCAATCCACAACAAGCAAGGTCGCCTCTGCGGATGGCTCACCATCTCGGAGCTGGTCCGCCGTCAAATGTTCCAAGAACGCGAAAGGCCCACCCCGGTGGCCGCCGTGGTGAGCCTAAGAAAAAAAGCTTAAAAAATTAAACGTACACACAGCATAACACATGGTTTCCCTGTCCCGCAAGTGAGCGGAAACCACACGAGGAGCGATGCACAAATGACAATTGAATTCCCGATCAAAGGACGCATCACTTATGAGAATCTACCAGAGATCATCCAAGAGCTGTCTAAGCCACTACCTATCGAAGCAATCCAGCATGTAGACAGACAAACCAGTAAAAAAGGATACGACGCAACGGGGTATGGTTATCAGTATGTGGTCAATCGGCTTAACGAAGTGGTCCCAGGCCATTGGCGGGCAATTGAGGAAATGGATGAACCAGAGATGCGTGAGATCAAATCAGGTGCTATGTACCGACGAACTTGCCGGATGACCATAGAAATTGGAAATTGGCATTTTATCGATGGGCAAAACGTGTTTGAAGTCCTAGCCACAGGGACTAATTACGGCGGGCACGATGCACTGAACGACACAGACGCACGGAAAGGTGCATATGGCAACGCATTCAAAAAAGCGGCGGCTATGCTAGGGATCGGGCGGAAAGCCTTTGAAGGGACGTTGGATGAAGACTATTTCAGCGCCGAAGCTCAGGAAACAGGGGCATATGCGGAAGCACAGCGACAATACCAAAATCGCCAACAACCGAAGCAAGGAGCTGGCAATAAGCAACTGCCGCGCAAAAAGCCCTCGGCGCAGAAACAAGGCAACGGAGAACTGAATGCATACAAGGAGCTGGCCGAACAAAATCAAAAGCCGCAAGAAACAAGATCAGTCAACCAGCGTGGCCGATTCTTCGCAATCGCCGCCAAACGAGGTCTGAAAGAGAAGGTACAAAAAGCCCTTGTGTTCGGATTTACCGGTAAGGAGAGCCGAAAAGAAGTGGCCGATGAAGAGTTCAAGGTCATTGCAGATTTCTTAGAGAGCGCAACCAATGAAGAAATTAAACAAGCCATTGACGACGCAGTCAAGGCCAAAATCGACCAACAACAACCAGACACAAGCGACCCAACGGACGACGAAATCATGAAATTATTAGGCGAGGGGGTCGCGTAATGAACGCACTCAATCTGTTCAAACTGGCCGAAGCGATTCGATTCAATGAATCGCTTCCCATTCCGGTCAAGTGGAAACGGGCAACAACGGTGACGGGGATCAGCAAGCGGACTGGGGGTCTGATCGGCGGAAAGATCGGCCACATTCTCCTGATGGAAGATTGGGGAGGGCGGACCAGGGGAGAATTCCTTTGCGGGGCTGAGATCAAAAATCCCTTTGCTCACCAGATGCTGAACATGAGCGAGCGGGACGTGGAAGCCTCCAAACGCGAGCGAGTCACCTGTAAAAAGTGTCTGGCGGTAGCGGAACGGATGAAAAACAACGGGGCGGCTTGACGCCCCTTCCAATACAAAGGAGCGGGTTAACGTGGGATACAGTTTGAGTTACGTGAAAAGTTTCTACGGCTTGGACTTCATCAAACGCGGGATGAAGGTAAGAACACCCAAAGGGACGGGAACAGTCACGGCCGCTTACAAAACCTATATCCGAGTTCGACTGGATGGAGAGAAGAGGCCAGACGTTTTTCATCCGACTTGGGAAATGGTCTATTACGGAGCAGACGGAAGAGTCCTGGCGGACTTCAGAGAGACGGAAACAGAGACATTCTAAGACAACGGCGGTCGAGCTGGCCGCCTTCCTGGGAGGTTATGCAATGGCAGTATATCGACACGTACAAGTTTCATTCTGGCAAGACGCACGAGTTGTTGAAGAGATGACGCCGGAGGACAGGTATTTTTACCTGTACCTTCTGACCAACCCAAACACAACGCAGATTGGTATTTATCCAATCACTAAGAAACAAATTGCCTTTGACATGGGTTATTCCATCGAAAGCGCGAACGCATTGATTGATCGCTTTGAAAACTATCATAAAGTCATCAAGTACAACCCGGAAACGCGGGAGATCGCGCTGCTGAACTGGGGGAAATATAATCTCAATCGCGGCGGAAAGCCGATCGAAGATTGCATCAACAAAGAATTACGTGAGGTTAAAGACAAAACTTTGGTCAAATTGGTTGCCCAAAAAGTTGCTAATGAACGGTTGAAATCCTTGTATTTAGCGCACTTGGACGATACGTCAGACGATACGTCAGACGATACGTCAGACGATACGTCGACGATACGGGGGCAAAAAGAAAAAGAAAAAGAAAAACAAAAAGAAAAACAAAAAGAAAAACAAAAAGAAAAAAAAGATAACACCCGGGAAAAGCGAGTAAATGAAAATCTCTGCTCTCCCAAAGACATCGAGACCTTTGTTGAAAGCCAAATGGCTTCCAACCCGTTGTCTGTAAATAGAAAATTGTTGGTTAAGTACATTGATTGCTTACGGCTCACAAGAAAGAATGGGCGGATCTCTAAAAACATTATCCAAACAGAATGGGAAAAGTGGAGCAAATTTTCTCAAGCAGTTATCACATACGCCATGTGGACACACGTTGAAAAGCATGATGACAAGAAAGAAGAATACACGCTCGGGATTATGCGGAACACAAAAGAGCATGAAGCCAACCGTGGATTGTTGATCTTGAAGAACAAGTCCAAAGCATTAACAGAGGGGGAAATGCAAAATGATGTCCTTCCGACAAGCGATGAATCCAACGAACCTGATGAATACGCCAAATATTACATCTGATGATCCGATGAACGGCGCCCATTGTTGCCTGGTTTGCCGAAAAGAAATTAAACGTCTGAATCTCACCTTGATGGGCCGTCCTTTCCGCCCTCTCCCTGTATGCAATTGCGTGAAAGAAAAGTTTTTTCGAGAAGAGAGAGAAAGGGAGCTGGCGGAGAAGCGGGCGCGGATCTTGCGCCTATACGGTGACGGGTTGATGGATGATGAGTTGAAACGGGCATCATTCACGAACTTTGAACAACGGACAGGAACAGAGAACGGCTATAAAATCGCCAAAATGTTTGTTGAGAAGTTCAAGGAGCAGGACGCGGGGTTGTATCTGTTCGGCCCCGTGGGTAACGGAAAAAGCCACCTGGCTGCCTCTATCCATCATCAATTGCTTGGCCAGGGTTACGCATCAGTTTTTATTAATGTCAATCTGCTGTTCAGAAAGTTAAAAAGTACGTTCGGATCAAACAGCCAAAAAAGCGATTTTGATTACATCAATGCGGCGATGCAATGCGAAATCTTGACATTGGATGAGATCGGACTCAAGCCGCTATCAGAATACGAGTTTGGTGTACTCTATGACATCTTGGACGGACGGAAAGGGAAAATCACCAACTTCACCAGCAACCTTGATTTCAAGCGATTGCGCGAATGGCTGTCACGGGATAAGGATGGCCGCGAGCTGGACCCGGATGGGCGGGCGTTTGATCGGATCGTGGGGAGTGCGTTGCCCATCCGCTTCCAGGCTGAGTCATCATACCGCGAGTACAAACTCCAACAACGGCTGAAAGCCTTACAAGAGGTGATCTAAATGAGCGCACAGCCTAAGAAAAAAGGTCCCGCCAAGTTTTTACCGGAGATTCAACCTAACTATATCGCATGCTTAAACTGCAATTTCGGCTGGCATCATCCGCGTGATCTTGAAGAACTGCAACGGGCTTGGGAGATGGGATTGGGTTATCAAGAAATAGCCAAAGTGTTGAAACGGCCAGAGATAGAGGTTGTCATCTACATCATGGACCAGTGGGAGAAAGGAAATTTACCCGAGCGACCAGGAGGGATCTACGGAAGGAGGCGGCGGGGATGATTGAAATCATCACCAGATCAGAGGCACCGACGGAGTTTCAGCGACAATATGAGCGATTTTGGGAGGATGAGGCATCATGATTGATCCACGACACGGCGAACAGCTTGAATTGTTTCCGGAAGTGTTGGAGGAGGTAGCGCGGCAGAAGAAGCAAGAAACACGGGAGCGAGCGCGGCAACGTGCCAGGGAGCGGCGGGAGATGAAGCAAGTGGAACAAGTACAGCCGCCGAAGCTGGCAGAGGTGATACCGTTTAGACCAAAAGGCGTGGTGACAGTGACTGATTGGGGAGGGGATGCGTCGTGATAGCCAAGCAAATGGATCTATTCGCAATTGGCAAAGAAGATTACGAAGTCAACACTAACCCAATGGTCCGCAAGTATGGCCTCACCTGGAACGGAGCAGGGTGTGGGGTGACGCGGAAGGGGCAGAAGCCGTGTAAGCACTTCGATCAGGAAACTGGCCAGTGTCTACTGAGAAACAAGGAGCATTGGAGGTTGAGGGGGAAGCACGATCGTCGTTTTGATGCATGTGGGTTGTATCAACCAAATAAGGAGTGAGCAGCATGCGAGTGCTTGACCTCTTCTCAGGAATAGGCGGGTTTCGGTTAGGGATGGAGGCAGCAGGTCATAAGGCGGTCGGATGGGTCGAGATCGACAAACACGCCCGTAAATCTTACGAGGCGATTCATCAACCAGAGGGAGAGTGGACAGCTCATGACATCACCAGCGTATCAGATGACGATATTCGATTACTTGGAAGAGAACGAGGACCAATTGACATCATCTGTGGAGGATTTCCGTGTCAAGCTTTCTCAGTGGCGGGAAAGCGAGGAGGATTCAGCGATACACGAGGTACACTCTTTTTTGAAATTGCAAGGTTCGCATCTATTCTCAAACCTAAGTATCTATTCCTTGAAAACGTCAAAGGATTGCTCAACCACGACAAAGGGCGAACATTCGAAATCATCCTCCAAACGTTGGATGAGCTGGGGTATGATGCGGAATGGCAAGTGCTTAACAGCAAAGATTTCGGAGTCCCCCAAAACCGAGAGCGAGTGTTCATTGTCGGACATCTTAGAGGACGAGGTACACGAAAAGTATTTCCTATCGGACGAGAAAGCGCAGAAACTCATTGCAAGCTCGCTGGCAGGTTAGCTTTACCTGGTAAGGATCAATGGAATAGGGTCTATGATCCGTCAGGATTAGCTCCAACACTTACCACGATGCAAGGCGGGCGGCAAGAACCTAAAATCCTAGTAACAAAGCAAGGCCAACAGATTGTGAGACGAGATGCGGCAACTTGTATTGATGCGAATTATGCAAAAGGATTAGACAATCATGGACAACGGACAGGGGTTTTAGTTAGAGCGATTAATGATCCTGGCCGAATTAAAAAGACGCAGAATGGCCGGCGGATGAAAGAACCAGATGAACCAATGTTCACGCTGACAACTCAAGATATACACGGTATTTATGACGGTTATCGTATTCGTAAGCTCACCCCACGAGAGTGTTGGAGACTTCAAGGGTTTCCTGACTGGGCATTTGATCGTGCGAAGGAAGCGGGCGTATCGGATTCGCAACTTTACAAACAGGCCGGAAATTCGGTGAGTGTACCTGTCATTTTTGAAATAGCTAAAAGGATGGAGATTGTGAAATGAGTGCTCAATTTCCTGAAGAAATTCAAATCGAAATGGTTCAGCGTTATCAAAATGGAGAGTCAGCCAGAAAGATAGCAGAATCATTAGGGTTGCATGTCACTTCTGTCACTAGAGTTTTGAAACGAAGAGGGGTAAAAATACGAAGGTGCGCAGGCGAAAACCATCATCAATGGAAAGGTGGCCGAATTGATAAAGGTGATGGATATATAGGTATCTGGAAGCCTGAACACCCCAGAGCAGATAAACAAGGATATGTATTTGAACACACTTTAGTTATGGAACAGATGTTAGGACGGCTACCTAAAGAGGGAGAACAAATACACCATATAAATGGAGACAAGAAAGATAATCGACCGGAAAATCTCTATTTATGCAAGGGTTCAAAGGAACACAAGATTGCACACTGGAGTGTTGAATGGTTGCTAAAGGATTTGATAGATAGCGGCGTTATTGGGTTTAAAGACGGAAAATATTGTTTAACCGAAGAGTTCCAAAAGGTGAGAAAACATTTTCAGGCGGGGAATTCGGTCACGGTCAATGTGATTTATGAGATCGCTAAACAAATGGAGGTGGAGCAGCATGGCAATGTCAGCGAAGGTTAAGCGCGACCCAAGATTCAGGAGAGTTCAACTTCCAAAGAACGCTACTGCATCTGCTTGCAAGGTGGCGTTGAAGAACCTGATTGATCAATTGGATGTTGAGGACAATGAGAGGCCGGCGAGGATAGTCATTAAAAACGAATGGTTGGCGATTGTGTTCCAAGATAGGGAGGCGAAGAAGGGTGAAGGTTCTCTCCAAAAAGGCGAAACGGCGTAGGCGGTGGTGGTATCTCAGACGAAAAGAAAAAAGCCCCTTCGGTGATAACACACCGGGGGGCCTCAAGCAAAACCACAACGGTATTATTCTATCACATCCGAGAGGTGAGCGGGATGACAAGTCTTGAACGGCTACGGTTATGTGAGGAGGGTTTAGGTTTAGTTCGCTTCACTGTCAATCGGGATTTTAGAAACACCGGCGCCCGATGGGAACACGGGAGATCGCGGCGGAGGTAGGGGTGTCATATCAACGTGTAGGATTTGTAGTCCGCGGAGCACTTAAAAAAATGTGGGAGGTACTGGAGATGGAATATACCGAGATCACCAAAAGCGAGTTGGCATTTTACATCCGTTCAATCAAAAAGGCAATGGGTTGGCGTTGGGAAGATATGGGGGAAAAGACCGGTATTGCCGGCAGGATGTTGGCTGATTACGCAAGCCTGCGGCATTTTCCGCGAGATCCAGAAAAAGTAGTTATGTCTATTCGGCAGGCTGTTAGGGAAGAGATGAAGCAACGCAGAGCCAAACAAGCTATCTAAACGGAGGGATGCAGGATGGGAGCGGCTAAACAACCAACGACGAAGAGATGGACAAAACCTCAGTATAGAAAAGAAGTCGAGAAATGGTTACGCGATTATCCATATCTAAAGGAATCAATCGAGGATCGGGAGATGATTGACCTGTTCCCGTCCTGTGTCCCCGTGTACGGCGAGGAAAATTTCGGGGGTGGAGGTGGTTTCAGTTCTTCTACCTCTTCTACCGAGCGATACGGAATCAAACGGGCTGAACGATGGGAAAAGCAATTGTGGGTGCGGCGGATTGAGAAGGCGCTGGATGCGCTTGATCCAGATGAGCGGGGGGTGATTGAGAAAACATACTTCGATGGGTTACCTCAGGTGATCGTGTGTAGTCAACTGAAAATCAGTGAGGCGACATGCAGGCGTATTAAGGCAAGAGCGATCAACAAATTGGCACTTATCCTAAATCTGAAATGAGGAGGTGAAACACTGCTTTTTTTATTTGGGGTAATAGCTTCTACATAAAAAAATCTAATACTACTCCTGTTTGGAAGTGTGATCGGAATTTGATCGGTTCTTGATCGGATTCTTGTTAAGTTTGATCATAAAATGATAGTAAGTAACAAACCAAATGATCCCTTCATCGGTACAAGCTCTATCTATTTTCGTCGAGGTACACTATCCCTAAAAAAGCACCGGCCAGTCACCGGTGCTTTTTCTATGTAAAAAAACCGTCTCAGCGGGCTTTGTTTTCATAAACCTATTCTTTTGCTAATGATTTTACTTGCTTGTATTGGATCGCCGAACCATTTATCAATAACTTCAGGAGTCTTTTTGGTCAATATATCTTTGATAAAGTCCATGTTGACATCTTCTTCTGGGTTGTATTCGACATAGCCAACACTACCACGGAGGTTTTTGTGGCCTAATTGATTGCTGGCTAAAACCAAATTGATGAGAATAATTCCAATTGCTGTCGGGTTTAGTTGTTCATAAGGTAGTTGCTTCCCCTTTTGGTCTCTCATGAGATGCACCCTTTCTTAAAGTAATCATTCCATTCAAGTCACACAAGATAAATTCGCTATTACCCTTTGCAAAACCTGCTTATACGCGTATTTTTGTATAATATTATCCATAAGAATTTACAAATAAAATGCAATATTGTACAATAAATATAATGGATTAACATTATACAAAAACAAAGGGATGAACCAATAATGACAAGGGTTTTTGGTTATGTAAGGGTATCGACAGAGACGCAAGCCGATAAAGGGTATGGGTTGGAGACGCAGATCGAAGCGATTAAAAAATACTGTAAAGATAACAAATTGACCCTGTTGGAGATCTTCAAAGATGAGGGGATCAGCGGAGCCAAAGCCGATGAGCAATACATGGAAGTGGATCGAGAAGGGTTCCAAGATATGTTAGCGGCTATCGCTGAAACCAAGATTGACTATGTTGTTGTTTTGAATACCTCCCGTTTATGGCGGAGCGATATTGTAAAGGTTATCGTTCATAAGGAATTGAAGCGGTTTGGTGTGGATGTTAAATCGATTGAGCAACCCACGTACAGCATCCATAAGAAAGACCCAAATGATTTTTTGATCCACGGCATGATGGAGCTGTTGGATCAATATGAAAGATTGTCTATCAGCATGAAGTTGGCCAAAGGAAGACGGACAAAAGCCAAATCTGGTACGAAGGGTTGCGGCCTATGTCCTTTGGGTTATAAATGGGTGCATACGGCGGAAGGAAAGCCTTTTGTTGATATCGATCAGGAGAAAGCGCCATTGGTTGAGTTGATCTTCAAAAAGTATCTTGAATTGAAGTCGATCCACAAGGTCAAGGCTTTCTTGGATGAGGAGGGTTATAAGACCAATCGCGGCAAAGAGTTTGGCCCCATGTCGATCAGAAACATTCTCACAAATGAGTTTTACAAGGGTATCGTTAGGCATGGGGATGTTGAGCGGAAGGGGCTTCACGAGCCAATCATCAACCCTGTAACGTTTGGTAAGGTGCAGGCGCTGCTGGATAAGAATAAAAAGCGGGTCGCCCGATAAGGGGTAGAGGGAGCGAAGACCAATTTTGGTGCCATCTACCCAGCAAATGGAAAATGACTTGTAAAAACTCAAAATCGAAAAGCAAGGGGGCTATTAAGATACTCGGAACGATTTTTCGTCGCTCAGACGGCCTTCTAGCCCCCTCTATGAACGTGATAAAGCCGCCCGCACAGGACGGCTTTATTTAATGATGTCGGCCTTTTTTGGATATAACTCATCTAAGGTGCAATCCAGAAGATCAGCCAAGTGAAACATGTTAGTCGCTTTTGGGTGTTTCTCGCCTTTGATCCACATGTAAACGACTGATCTTGATACACCAAGTTCTGTCGCGAGCCAATCAACGCTGTGGGGTAGGCCTTTCTGCTTCCGTTTCAGCAATATCATTTCGATGTTTGGGATTCGGTCGTGTTGATATGACATATATTATCCCCTTTCAAGGTCATTATAGAACTAATAGTTGAATCATTCAACTATTTGTTGACATTAGGGTTTGTTCATAATATACTGAAAGTGTAGCCGATACCGATAACGAAAAAGCCGAAGGGGTCGCATCCCTCCGGCTTCACGCAAGCATATGTTCAAGATTTCGGCTACAGTATAGCACGATCCGTTGTTTGAGGCAAGATTTCATGAGGTTGAAGATGATATGTATCGCCTCGGTAGCTGATCTCGACCGGGGATGCCGGATAGTTGATATTGAGCCAGAGCCAAGAAGCGATCTTCATGTCATCTTCAACACTGCCGGCAAAAGACAGGCCGGCGTAATGAAAAAACGCACGTTTCTCATCAAGCGACTCGTTAAAAACCGCATCAGCGAAAAAACGAGCCGCTAGGGGCGGATAACCAAGTGTAACGCCTAAAATGAACACATCCTCCCAAGTACCTTCTGCGACGCCGCGCATATCGGCGAGGTATTTGGCTTTGAGTGACTCGTTTTGGAAAAATAAATGGTTGCCGCTACAGAGAACGTGCGGGTAGTTAGACTGTATGAGTGTATCAATGTCGTCAGGTTGGTATTGGCTGGACAGATAGGCTGGTTTGATTCCTTGCAGAAAGGAGTCAAGCGAATTCACACAAACACCCCTTAAGGAGATGATTGGTATGTTGAAAGAGTATAAATGCCCGAAATGTGGAGACGAGATGAAAACGAATCAGAGCAATCCAAAATGCTATGACTGCTCAAAGAAGTACGGGAAAGACATTTATTATGAAGAAAAATAAACCAAGTCGGGGTTCTCTCCCCGGCTTTTTCTTTTATCGTATCCACGTTGGCGGAGCAAATCAAGCTGTGGGGGTGTGGTACAATAGGATAAAAAATGGAGAGTTGCATTATGGCAGAAAACAGACATGGTGACTGGTATTGGGTAATCGAGACTAAACGGGAAACACTTTGGCTTCACGCTGAAAAGTATGAGATTAAAGATGGGGCTATCACTTTCCATAGCAAAAAAGGGTTCCCACTTCTTACTGTAGCAGCTGGCGAATGGATAAAGGTTCATGCGGCAAGTGTGATAGATGGCAGCCCGGTAGGGATTGAACATACTGAGAAGCAGGGGTAATGATACCCTGCTTTTTTCATTTGACGGAGGTGGGGTGGATGTAGTGGCAAAAGGCAAGTATCAGGAGTGGTTGACCGAGGAAGCGTTGTTGTTGTTGGAGGGGTGGGCACGGGACGGTCTGACCGATGAACAAATAGCACACAACATGGGAATCAGCGTGAGGGCACTATATCAGTGGAAAAAGAAGTATGTGCAGATTTTTCAGGCCCTAAAAAAGGGCAAAGAGGTGGTGGATCGACAAGTCGAAAACGCCCTTCTTAAGTCGGCGCTTGGCTATCACTATGAGGAAGAAGCGTTAACGAATAAAGGCGAAGTGGTAACGCTTCGCAAGTATCAACCGCCAAACACAACGGCGGCTATTTTTTGGCTAAAAAACCGGAAGCCTGTTGATTGGCGGGATAAAGTTATAACCGAGCATGAAGGCAAGATTGAACACGAGATCGTGGTTGAGTGGGGCGGCTCGTCAGGAGTGAGTGACAATGAAGATTAGGATTAAGTTGTACACACCGCATGAAGGACAAATCCCTCTGCATCAATCAGAAGCTCGATTTCGAGTCGCGACTTGCGGCCGCCGGTTTGGGAAGACATATGCAGCAGTCAATGAAATGGTTGAAGAAGCGTTGAAGGTTCCAGACCAAATGACTTGGTGGGTGGCTCCTACTCACCAACAGTGTCAGATTGCATACAGATTGATGAAACGCCATTTCGAGAAAGCAATCACTAGAAAAAAAGAAAGTCCCCCAATGGAGATACAATGGATCAACGGCACGATCACCCAATTTAAAGCGGCTAAGGCAGGCGATAACCTGCGTGGTGAGGGTGTCCATTTCATGGTCATTGACGAGGCGCAGGACATCAAGGACGAAGATTGGCAAGCATCAATCCGTCCTACCCTTTCTGACAAGCCAGGACGAGCTGTCATTATTGGCACGCCGAAACGGGTGGGGCACTGGTTTCATCAGATGTTCACCCGTGGCCGAGACCCAGAATGGCCAGACTATGAAAGTTTTCACTTCACCACAGAATCAAATCCCTATATCCCACGGTCAGAGATCGAAGAGGCCAGGCGCAGTTTGCCCGAGCGGATTTTTCGCCAGGAATACATGGCCGAGTTTGTCGAGGGCGAATCCGCTGTGTTCCGGGGCATTCAAAATTGTGTAAAGGGCGATTTCGAGGAGCCGATCCCAGGGAAAACCTACCGCATCGGTTGGGACGTGGCAAAACACCAGGACTATTCCGTGATGTTCGTCATGCGGGAAGATACACGTCATATTGTGGCGTGGGATCGGTTCAATCAAGTGGATTGGGAAATTCAGGTCAATCGGTTGGAGTCGCTATATCGAAAATACAATAGTGCACCTGTTCTGATTGATTCTACTGGAGTTGGCGATCCGATTTATGAAATGATTCGTCGACGAGGAATTAAGTCAGAAGGCTACAAATTCAACAACACCACTAAGGAACAACTCATTAACCGGTTGTCAGTGGCCATTGAACGCCAGGAGATCAGCTTTCCGGAAATCCCGGTGCTGTTCGATGAATTGGTCATGTTTGAATATGAGATCACCAAAGGCGGATCTGTCCGGTACGGAGCGCCAGAGGGGAAACATGACGATTGCGTGATTGCCTTGGCTCTGGCCGCTTGGAATACGTTGAATAAAACACCTGTTCAGATTTTCATTTGAAGGAGGTGAGTAGATGGACTGGAAAAAGTGGATTCAACGCAAGGGGTTGGGGACTCCGATTTGGACAGATATAAGCGGTGTCTCGGATACGGAAAACAAATATCATCTCACCGAGATCGGATATAGGGTAAACTCTCTTTCCTCCGCTTGTATCAATCTAATTGCAACATCGCTGTCGGAAGCACCTCTTAAAATATATCGCCGGCAACCAAACGGTGAAGATATCGAACTTGAAAGCCATTGGCTTAAAAAGTTGATCGATCATCCAAATGAACATATGTCTTCATTTGAAATGTGGGAGATGCTGGTGATCCACTTGTACACAGGTGGGGTAGCTTACATTTTGCTTGACCGTCAAAGTGAAAGAGGGCCAGTGGAAAGACTGCGGTTGTTGCGTCCTGATCTGATAGAACCGATACCGGACGAAAACTTGTTTATTTCAGGTTATCGTTATCGTCCAGTATTGCCTAACGGCCAAAGAGCTGAAATTACTTATCCAGCGTATCAAGTATTACGGTTGCCTTTGCCTGATCCGCTTAATGAGCATGATGGACTCTCTCCGCTAAAACGGATCTACAAGGAACTGGCGATTGATAATAATGCAACTGACTTTACCCGTCAGTTCTTCTCCAACAGCGCCGTCCCGTTTGGGATTTTAAGCACAGATCAGGAGCTGATGGAGGAAGAAGCGCAGGCTATCGAAGATCGGTGGCATAGGAAGTTTAGTGGCTATGTAAAAGGACTGTTTCGCACCGCTGTGTTGGGTAAGGGTGCCAAATATGAACAGCTTGGCATGAATTTTAAAGATATGGAATTTGAATCGCTTCGTGCACTTGTTGAAACGCGCATTTGTGCTGCATTCAAGGTACATCCGGTGATCGTTCATTCCTGGGTGGGCATCAAGTATAGTGAGCAACGCGCGACGTATAAAGAAGCAAGGAGGCAGTTTTGGGAAGATTCGTTGATTCCTATACTTCGTCGCATTGAAGCCAAGATAAACAGCCAATTGCTGATCTATGAAGAGGGTGTCTGTGCGCGCTTTGATTTGAGTGAAATTCAAGCACTTCAAGAAGATGAAAACGAAAAGAGTAAACGGGTAGTGGCTGAGTGGGAAAAGGGGATTATCAAGCTCGATGAAGCACGCGCTGAGCTTGGTTTTAGTCCGGTCGAGGGGGAATATGGTCAGAAGTTTATATTTGAGCTAAATGCACACGACCCACAAATACCAGAGGATATGAACAAAGAAGAACCGCCTGACAATCAACAGAAGGGTTCTTTTTTTTTAGCAGAAAACAAAGCAAATCTAAAGGACTTCATCCGTGTTTTGTTATCTCTTCAAGATGTCCTGATTGAGAAGATGAAAAACGCTCTTACGAAGATGTTCCAACGCTGGAAAAAAGGGTTGAACATGAGCGGGAACATCGATGATATTCGCAATCAAATTCAGGCCAAGAGGAGCGAGTGGGAAGATGAAGTGCGGGATGTAGTTGAAGATTTCATTAGCATTGCAGCTGAGCAATCCAGCCAGGAAGCGGCGGCGTATTTGGGAATATCATTAGATCAGTTGAACCCGGAGGTGCTCAGTTTCCTTGACCGTTACATCCCGAAATTCGCCCAATCAATGGTTGAAACGTCGATTACTGAACTAACTAGCCTAGTCGCCAAAGCCCAAGAAGAAGGTTGGGCGATTACAAAGCTACGCGATGAAATCCGGGCGAAGTTCAACCAATATAGCGAAGCCAAGGCGGAGATGATCGCACGATCCGAAATTATCCGCTCATCAAACGCCGGAGCCAAGGCTACTTATAAGTGGGCTGACATCCGGCAAATCCAATGGGTGGACACTGATGACAAGCGCACATGCCCATTTTGTAAAGCTCTGGATGGGAAGATCATTGGAATCGAAGAAAATTTCTTGGATTTGGATCAAGAATTTGAAGCCACTGACAACGATGGGAAACAAGTGAGGATGAAGGCGAGTTATGAACCGGTGGGGCATCCGCCGCTTCATCCGTCATGCCGGTGTACCATTGTGCCAGTGATTGATTAGGAGGGTTTGGATGGTGAGTAAGTTATATATCAAATCTGTTAACGGAAAATTGGCAGGCGCTCAAGTAATGCTAAACAACCAGCCGTTGGATCGATTGATAAATCTAGAGCTAAAAATGAGCAACGATGGGAAAACCGTTGCTGTTGTTGAATTTGAGCCAAAGGCTGTTGAAGTCAAGGCACTTGAGGTAGAAGTGGCAAAGACTCAACCAGTAGAGGAGAAGAAAGAGCGTAAAAGTGGCAAAAAGTAAGATGATATTGCGGTGGCTGCGGCCTTGAACATGCCGCAATGTGGAGGTGATTGAATGGAACAAAAATCATATATGTCCTTTGAAGTCAAGGCGGCCGAGGACGAGTTCGGGACGATCACCGGTTACGCTGGTGTCTTTGATGTTCTGGATCGCGGATATGACATTCTCAAAAAGGGAGCGCTTGGTAAAAAGAGCATCACCGTTCCTCTGATGGCAAATCATGATGAGGGGGTCATTGGGCATGCGACCGTCACGGAAGACGAGAAGGGGCTTTATTATGTTGGAAAGCTTGCCGTGAATAGCAAAAGCCAACGCCTCAGAGAGCGAGCTGAGGAATGGTACTACGCGGTCAAAGAAGGTCATATCTCCCGCAATTCTTTCGGCTACATTCCGCTTGAAACGGAGCTGGCGAGGAAAAAGGTTGGCGGTCGCGAGCTGGTTGTGCGTGAGTTGAAACGTATAGATTTGTTTGAAGTAAGCATTGTGCCAATTCCTATGAATCCAGCTGCGGGAGTGGCCAGCGTGAAATCATATACCGACGATTCAATCATTGAGACGCTATCCAGATTGGAAGAGCGTCTTTCTTTGTTGCAAAAAAAGCTGGAAAGCCAGTCAGTAAAACATGAACCAGCCCATAAGCCTGACTTTGAACCAAAACAGAAAGTAGATATATCTTTTGCTGTTTTGAAACACATGGGCTATCTATGAGGAGGATGAACAAATGAAAGTAGTTTGCAAATACCAGGACAAAACCCAAGAGGGTCTGATGGAGCTGAAAACAGCCGCATTATTCGATTGCGGCTGTGAACGTTGTTTGCCACTTGCAGAGCAAAAAGAGTACATGGACTTGAAGGCTGAAAAGCAGATCCAAGAGGCTATGAAGGCCGCCGAGTATGATGTGGAACAGAAAATGAGGACTTTGGAAGACGGCCTTAAACGCTTTGAGGAGTTGATCGAGAAAAAGGCCGAAGAGAAAATGCACGAGAAGATCAAAGAAAAGGGGTGGGATAAGAAAGGGCTGTTGGATAACCCATACTTCGTCGCCTATATGAATAACGAGTTTAAATACAGCTCCCGCCCGAAAAACGTTTATGCAAACACGCAATTTGGGCGTGATCAGCTCAGCCCAGAAATGAAAAACTTCCTTCATTACGCAAAAACTGGACAGTTTTTGTACAAGGATTTGAGCGAGGGAACCAACACCGCCGGCGGTTACTTAGTACCGGAAGAGTTTGAACGAGAAGTAATCCGCAAACTTGAGAATGACGTGGCAATTCGTCGGGCAGGTGCCCGCATATTCACGATGAACACCAATCGACTTGAGGTTCCGGTGGAATCTACTCGCGGGTCCGGCGGATGGGTGGGAGAAGGTACTGCGTACACGGAAACTGACCCCACTTTTGGCCAGATCGCTTTGACCCCGTTTAAATACACTCGCCTTATTCAATCAACAGAAGAGCTGCTTGAGGATAGCGGCATCAATGTCGTTGAATACCTCAGTGATGTGTTCGCTCGCGACTTTGCCGAGGCAGAGGACAAAGCCTTTTTGGAGGGGACAGGAACCAATCAACCAACCGGAATTCTAAACGATCCCAATATCGTTGAAAACGATGCTGATGATGTTGCATTTGGAGATAAAGCCGCCGGATTGGGGGCTGGGGACATTATCGCGCACTTTTTCAGCCTAAAAGCGCCTTACCGCCGGAATGCTGTTTGGGTCATGAACAGCACGTCTGCTCAAGCCATTCGCGAGCTGAAAGATGCAAATAACCGTTACTTGTGGGATATCAGCCGTGGCGGTTTGACGGAAGGTGTGGCCGGTGAACTGCTTGGCCGTCCAGTCATTATCACAGATAACATCAGCGATGACGCAACCGATGGAAACCAAATTCTTTTCGGTGACTTCCGCTTCTATCTGATTGGCCAACGTCGCGGGATCACCATCCAGCGTTCCGAGCATTATGCATTCAACACTGGGTTACTCACGTTCCGTGCTTCTATGCGTGTTGATGGGAAAGTAGCGCAACCCGAAGCATTTAAACAGCTGGTCAATGCACCGGCTTAATACTGAGGGGGCGTTATGCCTCCTCTCTTCCATAAAGGGAGGCGGGGTGATATAAATGGCTATCTCGCCGTATGCGTTGACCACGTTAGCCAATGCTAAAGAGTATTTGCAGATCACAGACACCTCACAGGATGCCCGCTTGGAAATCTTAATTAACGGGACTACGATTGCAATCGAAAACTATATTAAACGTAAGGTCAAGGAAAGGACCTTCACTGACGAAGCGTATGACGGCAATGGGACGGACTTGCTTTTTCTGAAAAATAAGCCGGTCAGTTCTATCGCATCCGTGAAGTATGTGGGCAACGGTATCACTGATATTTTGGAGATGGATAATTACCGTGTAGACGCTCATGGTCGCCTATACAACGCTAGCGGGTGGGTTCGTGGTTTTCAAAATTACTTAGTAACATATACCGCCGGATACAGCACAATTCCTGATGATATTCAACTGGCTTGCTTAAAGTGGGTGGAGTATTTATACAAAACCGACATCGCAAGCTATTCTTCCGCTTTTGACCAAGCAGGGAACTCTACACAATCACCACACTGGATTCCGACGGTCATTAAAGAGTTGCTCTCACCCTACAAACGGGTGGTGATTCTATGAAGATGCATGTCGAGATCGAACTAAGCCAGGATCTTAAAAGGCTGTTAAAAGATCATCGAAGCATAGCGGATAAGGCGATTAAACAGGGATTGAACCGTGTGGCGTTGGCTGGGGAAGCGGAAGCGAAAAAGTACATCACCCAAATCGGATTAGTGGACACGGGGCGTTTGCGCAGTTCTATTAATGGTCGGGTGCGTGGGAACTCTGCTCTTGTAGGGACAAACGTTAAGTATGCCCGGATTCATGAATTTGGTGGTAAAACTAAACCGCATATCATCCGAGCAAGACGTGCAAAGGCGCTCCGTTTTACGGTTAACGGGCAAGTGTTCATAAGAAAAAGCGTTAATCATCCAGGCTCACGAATCAAAGAAAAGGCGTTTTTGCGCACCCCGATTAATGAAATGGCTAGAGACGGACGGATAGAAAGCATCTTTGCTCGCACTGTACGCCAAGCGATTGAGGGGTGAAGGCATGGCTAATTTGGCAGAAATAAGGACACGGATTAAAACGATCCTCGAAGATACTGGCCACTTTCAAAAGGTGTTTGCGTATGAGCCTAACCGCTTTGCGCAGTTGCCGGCGGCCAGCATCTTTTTTGATGGATTTGAAAATAGCCCTAGGGTTTTTGGAACGGTAAAACCCTTTGAAATTGGTTGGCGTTTTATCATCCGTCTCTATGTATTGTTGCAAGATGCGGAGAAAGCGCAACAAGAAATAGACACTTATGTAAGCAGTGTAATCACACAGATGAACTCAAATACCGACTTGGGCGGGATGGCGTTTGATAACCGTGTACAAAGTGGAGATGTTTTTGTCTCGCTTGATAAAAACCAGCCACATCTTATGGCTGAAATCAATGTGATTGTTACTACTCATGAATAGGAGGGAGTACGAATGGCAACATCAGGCCGCAACACAGTTATTCAAGTGTCAACGAACGGCACGACGTTTAACAATGTCATGGAATTGAACGAGGGAACCGCAACGGTTGAGGGGGACAACCAAGATGTAACAAGGTTCGGAGACAGTTTTGTTCGCCGTATTCAAGGGCTGAAAGATGCTTCCTATGAGCTTTCTGGCTTCCGTTCTCCGGGCGACACCAACGGCCAAGAAGCTATCTTGGACGCGCTGTTGAACGATACCACTTTGCATGTGAAGTTCCTGGGCGACGGGACGAATGGTTTCCAGCAAGAGGTGAAGGTGGCCAGCTTCGAGGAATCCAGCTCAGTAGATGGCGTAGTTGAGGTATCCATTGAACTTGAAGGAACTGGGCCGGTTACAAGGGTCACGGGGTGATGATTAATGGCAATCGCAGGTAGGAAATCACTTGTGAAAATCGCGAGCTTGCCGATCAGCATGGCAAGCCCTGAGCCTACCACGGAACTGCAAGAGGGTATCAAATATCAAATCACAGACCCAGCCAAACGCATTTTGGCTCCATTCGGGGCGGTGACGGTGTATGTGGATGCAGACGGGGGCGGGGCTGGAACTCCGAGCGCGGCCGATCCGGCAACCTACACGTTGAACCGACTGACGGGGGCGGTAACGTTTAATCCCGCGTTGCCAGCGGATGCAACCGTGACGATTCAGGGCGATTATTTGAGTCCGACGACGGTCGCAGAATCATATGAGTATTCCTGGACAATTGAAGCGGATAACCAGGACGCCTCAGCGTTCCAAGATTCATTTGTTAAGCGAAAACAGGGGCTGCTGGACGTATCCGCCGAGCTTTCCCGCTGGTATGTTGACGCGTCGCTATTTGATTTACTCGATACTGATAAAACCTTTGTTGTGGAATTTTATTCAGACAGTAACACCGCGCCGTTGAGGGCATGGATGAAAATAGCCAGTAATGAAATATCCAGTGCGATTGATTCGTTAGTAGAAGAAGCGCTTGAGTTGGAAGGAACACCAGATTCGGATAGGAGAGTGGTTTCACGTGTCTAAACTACGTGACAAAGTAGCAGGTATCAAGGATATCAAAGAAGAGAACCTATACGTCCCAGAATGGGACGTAACTTTTTTGGTTCGAGCGCTAACCGGCGCAGCACGAAACAAGATCCTCAACGCCGCGATGGACAAGAACGGCAAATTGGATCTGGACCGATTTTATCCAGATTTGATCATTGCCGCTTGCTTCGACCCAGAGAGCGGCGAGCAAGTATTTGAACCAACCGACAGGGATATGTTGTTGTCTAAAAGTGGCTCCGCATTGGAACGGATCGCCCAAAAGGCCATCAAAATGTCCGGCCTGGATGACATCGAGGCGAAAGAAAAAAACTCCTAGAACACCCAGAGCTTCGCTTTTATTTTTTCTTGGCAGAGACTCTGGGCATGACCGTTTCCGAGCTTCTTCACAGCATCTCATCAGAAGAATTGGCCTATTGGATGGCTTATTACAAACTCAAGCGCAAAGAGGAAGAAGCAGAGATGAAGAAAGCCCAAAAGAGAAGGGGGTGAGCGGATGGCAGTTGCGGCTCAAGTGTTGGTGAGGATCGCGGCTCAAGCTGAAGACTTCAACCGGACGATCAAACGGATGGAAAAACAGATGGAGCGGATGGAAAAGAGGGTTGAAAGCCTGCAAACCACCTCCCAACGGACGGGTAGGCGGATGGTCGCGGCATTCGCAGCGGTGACGCCTGCTTTGTTGCCAATCGGCGCGGCAACGGTTGCGGTTGGGGGTGCGCTGGTCGCATCGTTTGGGGCAGCCGGTGCGGCTGTGGCTGGTGCTGGCGCGGTAGCCGTTGGTGTTCTAAAGGACGTTTTCGAGGTGAGCGAAGATGTTCAGAAGATCAACGAAAAGATTGCAAAAGCTCAAGCATTGGGCGAACAGAAAAAAATCAACAAACTCCTGAAAGAACGCGCACATATCATGAGCGAGCTAGGCAAAGAACAGCAACGGGCGGCCACGGCCTTGGCTGACTTCAAGAGCTTCTGGGAAGACTTCACCAAGAGTTTTGAAAAACCGGTTATTGACATGTTCGTGGTATCGCTCGATGTGCTTAGAAAAACGCTGGAGGGAATGAGACCCGCGATCAATGCCGCAATGGGCGCAATCGCCCAACTCATGAATGGCCTTTCTCGTGCTCTGGACACGGCGGAATTCCAAGCCTTCTTTCAATGGCTTGCCCGAGAAGCGGGGCCATCCGTCATGGCGTTTGGTCAAACCACCGGAAACATCTTCCGCGGCATCATGCACTTGTTCATGGCCTTCGAGCCATTGACGCGAAGCGTGCGCGCCGGAATGGTTGGTATGTCCCAGTCATTCGCCGATTGGGCGCGGAGCCTTAAACAATCCGAGGGTTTCCGGGCGTTCCTCGATTACGTCCGCGAAAACGGACCTAGGGTACTCAATATCCTGAAAAACATCGCTATTGTTGGCGGGGATCTCATCAAAGCCTTGGCGCCGCTTGGCTCAGTGATATTGAAGACGCTGGATCAAGTTTTTGAGGGGTTGGCCAACAACTTCGGCTCGCTGGTGTCCAAGATCGCCGAAGGGTTCAAGAAAAGCGACCCCAACATCATCGGAACCGCTTTTGTTGACATCATCAATAAGGGAGTAGTGGCGTTACAGGGGAAGATGGCACAAATTGACTGGGGGAGGGTAGCACAAGCAATCGGAACAGGCATCGGCATGATTGGGCAGTTCGCTGGCGTGATCGTTCCGCGATTAGTCCAAGCGTTCACCACCATCTTCAACCAAATCCCTTGGTCACAAATCGCCACAGCCATCGCCGCCCAAGCCGGAAAGATTGCACCGCAAATGGCCGCCGCCTTAGTCGCTATCATTAATGCGATGATATCGATTTTGCCAGCCATTATGCCTGCTATTATCCGGTTTGCTTATGAATTTGCTATAGCATTTACCAAAGCGCTTTTTAACCCCTCTACATGGAAACCGCTTTGGGAACAATACGGCTGGGGATTAATCGTCCAATTGATCATGTTGATTTTCGCTCCAGCAAAGGTGGTTGGACTGTTGGGGCAGGTTCTTTCAAGGATTCCGATTGTGGGGAAGCTTTTGTCATGGCTTGTGACCAGTTTGAATTCCCTAGGCGGTCCAGCGCGTGGGAAGTTCAAGGAGAAGTTCAATGAAATTCTCCAGGGCGTACTTGATGGGGCCAAACAAAAGTGGCCACAGATTAAAACGTGGCTTCAAACACAAGCGACTAATTTGGCCAATTGGTTGAAAGATAAGGCGTCAGAGAAGTTCAAGAACGCCTCTAAGAAGTGGATGGATAAGGTGATTGAGGGTTTGAAAAACCTGCCGTCCCGCCTGTATCAATCCGGGCGAAACGCGGTTTCAGAGTTTGTTTCTGGGCTTCTCAGTAAGGTTAAAGCAGTCGAAAGCGCAGCCCGGAAGCTCGCGAATAAAGTAAAAAACTTCATTGGTTTCTCCTCGCCGACCAAAGAAGGTCCTGGGCGCTTGGCTGACCGATGGGCACCGAACTTCGTCAACATGTTTGCGAAAGGGCTAGAAAAAGGTGTTCCTAAGATTGAACGGGCGATGAATTCAATGGCTCTCACGGGCGAATCAGCCTTTTCAAAGCCAGTCAATAACGCACCATCAACAAACAAAACTTATAACATCACGATCAACAACCACGGCAGCGGCGACACAACCGGACAGTCAACCATTGCGGCGCTGAGAAGATGGGAGTGGTTGGATGCCTGAGCTTGATTATATGTGGTATGGGACAAAACCGGAAATTGCTTTTACCGCAGCAACAACCACACAAACAGAAGATTTCGAGACATTCCCCGCGACCGAACTTTTTTTAACAGTAACTAACCCTAGCACAATGGCCGGGACAAACGCGGGGTGGATGGGTGCTGGTAATCTCGCTTTCTCTGGGACAAAGTCGATCCGGAGTCAACCGATGGTGAGTGTTGCCGGCACTCACCAATACGCACGGATTGATTTAGTCTTTACAATCCCTTCATTTGCTAGGAATGTAAAGATCCAATATTGGTATTACCAGGATAGCGAAGTGGGTTTCGATGGATTAAAAGTGTACTTCAATGGCTCGCTGGTTCATAACTACATCACAAGCGGAACATATGGCCAATGGACTTTGGGAGAGATCACGACGAGCCAACGCGGCCAATGTACCTTAACTTTCGAGTACGACAAGGATGGGCAAACAGACGGTGGGGGAACCGACGCCGTATATATCGACGATCTGACTGTTTCTTGGGATGTGGACACGATCGGAGAAACGCCAGGGCAAGAGCTGGTAAGGTTTGATGGAACCACTGGCTATAGCCTTCTGTATCATCGGGTTGGCGCTTGTGCCCCATCCATTTCTTTTTCTGAACAGCGAATTCCCTTTCAGCCAGGATCAATCTATATGAACACGGATATACAACCGCGTGACGTGGAATTGGGGGTGCTAATCGAGGGGGCGTCAAAATCCGATTTGCGGGATAAAGTGCGCAATCTCACCAACAAGCTCATCAACGTGGACGGCTGCCTATTCGCCAAATATGCCGACGGATCAGAGCACCGCCTATATTGCCGCTATTCGGGTGGGCTTGAGGGGGATGAGACGCCAGCGAATATGGGCGCTGGATACTTCCAGAAAGTCATTCTTACTTTTCGCGCTTTCGATCCGTTCTGGTACGAGCCTTTACGAATCACTTCTTCATCCACACAAAATTTTGTCAGCAACCTCATCAACAACGGTGCATGGTCCGCGTATCCGATGATCTACGTGGATGGTTCATCATCTATCATCGACGTAGCTATATGGGTGACAGGCGGTTCGGAACCTGGTGAGGGAACAGCTCCCCGGCTCAAGATCAACACGTCAATTCCCACGGGGCGGAAGTTGGTGATAGACACGCGGAAGCGAACCGTTAAGCTAGACGACGGAACGAATCTATACAGTTTCATTGATTCCGTGGCCAACAGCTTTCCCTCCATCCCCAACACCGGAACGGCTTATACAATTGATGTTGACATTGATGGGACGGAGGCCAACGGCCGCTATCATGTATATATTCTGAAACCTCACTGGGGGGTGTGATATGTACCGGATCCGAATTCGAGACGTCAATTTAAAATTCATTGGCGAGATCACGGACTATATCTCGCTCCAGTACACTTTGAGGATGAATGCCCTGGGAAAGTGGGTGTTGACGCTCCCGTATTCGTCGGAGTCAACTGCCCAGTTCCTGGGGCTTCTTGTTAATGGGAACAAAGGCGTAGGTGGCATCTATGTCGAGCGGAACGGCCAATATCTTTTCAGCGGCCCGCTTCTAGATCACGAATACAATCTTGATCAAAACGGCGAAACCATGACCTTCATCGGCGGGGATGAGATGGATTTTGTCGAGCGCTCATTAGCGTTGGCCCATCCGCGAGTGTTCCAGTCACCATTCATGAAGGATGCCGCTGGCAACCATACAGACTACACCCCCAACGACCGGGGACAACAGCCGGGGGAACCATCGCGATCAAGCAGCGAAGTCTTTTGGGATATATTTGAAAAGAACAAGGCCCAGAGCGCTCATCCAACAAGAAAAATTCCTCAATTGTATGTGAGATTTACGACCGGTTCCGCCAATGATGTCGGTTCTGAGCGCTACCCATCGGGCGACTTGACCACTTTCCCGAATCCCAATCCGATCGTGACCAGGGGCGATCCTATGATGGATATCCTGCAGCAAATCGTAAACTATAGCGAGTCCACAGTGTACAACCCGGATGGGACAGTGTGGAAACCACCGCATCCAATCATCTTGGACGCCAAAATGGTTTATGAACCGGCAATCGGTACCTCCTATGGCGGCTGGTGGATCACATATGAATTCCGGGTATGCCCGAACAAAACGGCATCTATTGTTTTCTCGCGAGATCAAGGAAACATTCTCCGAATCAGGCGAACTCGAACCGCGCCAACGGCAAATATGATCCAGATTGCCGGGAGCGGCGAAGGCCCCAACCGTGTTTTTATCCATAGCGGAGACGAACCCAGCCGCCAGATCTACGGTGATCGCGAAGCATTCCGGGAGTTCAGTGGATATAAACGCTCATCAACCAGTGATCACACGCAAGAGATCGAGGAGTTGAAACCGCATCTGTATGATGAGCTAAGAAGATCGACTTCCCAGACAATCATTGAAGCTGATGTCATCTCTGTTGACGGTATGGAATACCACAAGGACTGGTTTCTGGGGGATCGCGTGAGAGTGAAAACGCCACTAGGAAATGATGATGTTCTCATCCGTGAAGTGACAGGAACCGTTGATGCCAACGGGGAGAGTATCCAGATTAGGTTAGGAACCGCTCCGGCTCCCTTATACGGACTCAATGACAAAAAGAAAGTCGCCGATCATAGGGGCTGGATTCAAAACATGACGAAGAAAACGGGGGGGTTGTGATGCGCTTCGAGCCGATTTTCAAATATTACGCTTTCCCAACTAACGCCAATATGCTCATTGTCGAGATCGATCCACAGGACGGAAGCGACTGGCCATATCATTTTCTTGTCCGTTGTGAGTTGAACCCTACCACGGGACAGTGGGAATTGTATAAAAACGAATGGGTGCCGTTGGGCGTTTCCGCACCCGATAAAACAGCCGCTATTAAAGAGGCATGTTGTCAGCTTGTAACGCGGCTGAATGAGTCGAGCACATAAACGCTTTTTCAAGAGAGAAGAAAGGGGTGAAGAAGGGGGTGGGTGCAAACCGCAAAGAAAAGGCCATTGGCATCGTCATCACGCCGCGTGAATTATATGACTTAGTTCAACAAGCCACTCTCATGCTTCAGCGAATTGAATCGCGTTTGGATGTGTTGGAGGAGAAGCTTGAGGATACGCACGCCACCGATGAGCGTAGCCGCCAAGCTCTTATTATTGCAACAGAGGCAAGAGATACCGCGCAGGAGGTGAAACAACAAATCGACTGGCTCTGGAAAACGATAATTGGAACTATGATTATAAGCGCCATTGGAGCGCTTTTTTATTTTATTCAGCAGGGAGGTTGATCACATGCGAAGTATCGCACAAAACCTGAGAAACCCTTTAACGTGGGTGTATTTGGTGTCGTTTATAAAAGTAACACTGGGAGCTGTCGGTGTTGATATTGCCCCGGAGCAATGGGCGCAATATGAAGATGTACTAAATGCGCTGTGTGGGCTGTTGGTTGCCCTGGGCATCTTTGCGTTCAACCCATACCAAAGACAAAGAGGTGAAAAGAAAGAATGAGATATATCATCATCGACCCGGGCCACGGAGGAAAAGATAGCGGTGCGGTGGGATTCGGGCTGAAAGAAAAAGATGTGGTGCTGGACATTGCCAAGCGAATGAATGACCACTTTGGCCAATATGATGTAACCGTGTCGCTGACAAGATGGGACGACCGCTTTCTTGAGCTGAATGAGCGGGCCGCCTTCGCAAATAAACGGAATTGTGACCTGTTCATATCCATCCATAACAACTCCGCCAGTGGTTCAGCAAACGGATTTGAATCATTTATTCACCCAAATGCGGCTTCTGTGACGGCGCGTTATCAAGGAATTGTGCATGATCGCGTGATGGAGTATTTGAAGCAGCACAATATTAATGATCGGGGCAAAAAACGCGCCAACTTTGCAGTGCTGCGTGAAACATCGATGTCGGCGATCTTGCTTGAAAATTTGTTTATCTCCAACGAAAAAGAAAACCGGTTGTTACGTGACGCGCAATTTTTGGATGGGTTGGCTCAATCCATTGTCGAAGGAATCGCAAAAGCGCTGGGATTGAGCAAAAAAGATACAACCCCGAAGCCGATGTATCG